GTCTTATACCAAACCGAAACTTAGGAAAATTTTGGATATTCCTGCTCGCTGGCTAGTCCCGAGGGAACCCGAAATACTGCATAATCTGACCAATTATGTCTCAAATCTGTGAAGAATTGAATGAAGCCGTAGCCCGGCCTAAAAATGAGCGAGAGAGAGAGAATGATGAAGAAGGAGGAGCGAGGGTAGAGAAGCCCGAGTATTGGAGGAAAGTGAATTTCCCCAATGCAGAGACTGGTGAAGATGATTATTACGAAGAAGTTCGTGATATGATTGTACCAGTTGATATACCTGAGAGAGATGGTTCAAAAGTTGATTTTGATGATGATGGAATTCTGAAAGTTCTAAAATCATCGATAACAATACACAACCATTTTTGTAAGACGTGTAAAATTGCTTATTCTCACGAACATAAAATTCGTGACAATGAGGAATTTCATGAACAACGTGACAAACAATGCCCTAATAAGGATTGTGAAGATTATCATGGTGGATTTAATCCCACCAATTCACGATCTATTTTTGGCGATTGTAGAGAATCTGTGTCTGAGGTGGAAGAGGACCATTCCTATGACCATCTTGACTTTGATTCAAGTGATGATGAAGACATGACTTATGCTGAGACAAGAGAATATGAGAAATCGATGACATCTGGATTAGTTCGATACATCGTTTCCCCACGTTTTTGTAAACATCAACAACGTAATTACATTAAATGTGCTTGTATGAGTGGACTTAAGTTTGAGAAAGACAAGTATTATTTTGATGAACAAACGTTGAATGATTTATTAGCTATATGTTATGAATTACGACTACGACAATTTACAAAACGACCGAATTTTGAAGTTGGAGAACATTATCATAAGCATTTCGTTACTGTTATTAGTTTGACGACTATGGACAAACGACTTGTGTGTGACCCAATGATTTCCCGTGATAGATTTTTGACTTTAGTCTATGAATTGAGGGGCCATTATGGTATGACCCACGATTTTGGACAGAAGACAACTTTGACTGGACTTGACTTTGAAGCTCAATCTATTGGTGACTTTGTGCAAAGAATAATCGATGCTGTAAAGAATGCTGCTGGATCAACTGCTAGGACTGTGAAGGATATGGTTTCAAAAATCTTTGAAAAGATTGTTGAGTCAATGAGATTTGCTTTTAGTGTTATTTCTGAGACAATTGGAAAGATACTTGATAAGCTTTTTAAAATGATTCGACGAATTATTGTGAAGATAATTGATCCCGTAACTTTTATAACTGAGAATATGACCATGTATGGTGGATTGATAGTATGTGTTACTGTTGTTGCTTTATCCATTATTATTCAGCTTTTAGGGCTGTTTACGATGAATCTAGCATCGAGAGTGATTGATACATTGATCAAATGGTTTAGATCAAAGAATGATAAGGGAAATGATGATGACGATGATGATGGTGAGAATGTGGCTGAAGGCCCGTCTGATCCAATAGCTGGTTTTTTAACTTTGATATGTTTAGTAATGGGATTGACTTATACTGATTTTACAATGATTTCTAAACGATGCCGTGAATTCACTAACTTAGTTGCTGGTGGAATTGCTGGTTCTATGTTGATGGGATCTTTGTTTTTGATGTTGCCAATTGCTTTGCAATCTGCGTTGAAAACTAAATTTGGAACTACTGAAGATAAAGAGAAGTTGATGATTGAAGAATGGATGATCAGAGCAAATTCTGTGATCCGTTTAAAGAAAATTCCAAAGGTACTTGTATCTAAAGAATACAGGCAATGGTTGACTGAATTGATAACTGAAGCCCAGGGATTGCGATCAAAGATTAAGACCCCTACGACTGCAAATGTGTTTGTACGAATTTTGGTTAATATGATGGAGATTTTAGCGATGTTGGAGAATTATGATTTGGAGAAATCCTATCGTGACTATCCATTTTCGTTACATATTGCGGCGCCCGCCGGATATGGAAAAACTCTATTTGTTTCTAAATTTATGCGTGATTTGTTTACTACTGAGGAAAGAGATGTGTATACGAGACCAATTAATGATGAATTCTGGTCTGGATTTATTAATCAGAAGATAATTCTGTTTGATGAATTTTTGATTGGAGATCATGAGGATCAGTCACGACATGCGAAGGAATATCTTGAGATTGTATCAACGAAAGTTTTTAAACCCCCATTAGCAAGTGTTGATGATGCTGCTGTTGGAATAAAAGGAACTCGTTGTGAACCCTTGGGTGTTGTTTCGATAAATAACAAACCTTATTCTGTTGTGACTAATTATGATAGACAAACACTTTTTAGACGAAGACATCATGTTTTGCAATTGCATATTAAGCCTCAATTTGCTCAATACTTGCGTGATAACACGCTAAAGTTGAGTGAAATGACTGATGATGCGATTAAGAATATTGATTGGCTTGAGTTTGAATTATTGCCTTGTGCACCACATGCTGGACAAGTTGGAGTGAAAATGAATTACACTGATATGGTTGCTTTCTTGCGGATTAAATATGCGGAACATCGTGAAACATGTCGCAGAATTCGTGAGGGATTAAATAATGAAGTTAATGAAGATTTGACCCCAACACAGTTACTTGAAAATGCGATGAGAGAATTGCGAGGAATACCTAATGAACCAAAGGGATTGACTGAAGCCTTATTTGATTTATTGTCTGATGCCAAGAACGGTGTTGTAGATTTCTTTAAGTTCGATGCTGAGGGTCCCGGTACAACCACACAAACAATGGACGAGGGTGCTAGGTTGAAACCGAGATCGGATACAAAGGAATTTGAGATTTACAAAGTGCTTAAGAACACAAAAGCTGGACAAAATAAATCAAAGGAAGGTATTGAGAGACGATTAACAAGAGCTAGAAAACTGCTTGATGAACTAGTTGACACTGAGGATCCCAATGTGACGATTGACCGAAAGATTGTGAGAGGATTGTACACTAAGAAAGTAGCCGCATTTGAAGCTGAACAAGCTGCCTTTGCTGGTAATTCTGATAGTGAACAATTTACGACTGCTGATTCTGATGATGAGCCTGTTTTGAGAATACAAAAAGATGTAGTTTCTGATATTGCTCACACTAATGTTGATCCTTTGAAGATTCATAGACACGCCTGTTTGGGTATGTGGACTGAAAATGCTAAGGATTCAGCAGGAAATGAAATGAGAAATGTTGTGGGAATTCCAGTTAAAAGGACGTTTAGATGTGATAAGAATTTTGCACACAAACATTCCGATATGGAACTAGATCATGGATTCTTGTGTCCCACATGTATTACACGTGGAGCACGGGAGAGTTATGTTATGTTACATGGAGGACCTAATTTTAGCGGACAAAAGTTAACTGCGACTAATGGAGATTTGTTACCTGATTCTTATGAATCTTGTTTTATGGGTGAAGGTGAAGACTTCAAGAAGAGAATGGAAGACTTGTGGGCAAGAATAATTGTGGATAAGTATTTGTCCTTTGGATATATACCCTATGTTGTTTTTGACACTGTTGAAATGACCGAAGAGGAAAGACACGGAATGCCTGAGATGTATTGGGAGTTTGACTCAAAGAATAAGATAAAGTCTAGTTTTATGAGTATGGCAAAATGGGTTTCTATTTATGTGATAATTGTTGCAGTATGGAAACTCATAACGATGAAGAAGGACGCCCCTGATCAATTGAACTTTGGAGCTGAGTCTCCAAAAGCAAACCGTGAATCGCGGAATAACCGACGAGGAAGAAAGAATTTCACTAAAGCTGAGGCACAGTCTGGTGGATCTCTGTCGTTTGAAATGAATGGAAAGGTTCATAATGCCATACCCATTAAGGGACAGACATTTATGACCTATTACCACTCAATTTTGAATGAGGATGATAAATTGATTGAGCCTGGAACTGAGATGAAGATTCGTTGGAAGGGAAGTTCGGACACTGTCAAATTTGATGTATCGATGACACAATCGAGCATTGAAGATGATTTGTTGTTTGTGACTTTCACTTCTAAGAAAATACCTCAATTTCCTGATATAACGAAGAAATTTTGGTCTTTGGAAGACTTCGAGAGTTTTGAAGCAACTTCTGCTACTATCAATATTGATAATAGTCCGAAGTATGTGACTGTCTCGAAGGCAAAGAACAAAAATTATTCGTATTATAAAAGGAAGTTTGAGATGACTGATTGTTTGATGTACCGATATCCAACGATGAAAGGAGACTGTGGATCAACTGTAGTGTCTTGCGGACAACATTATCCCGGAAAAATTTTGGGAATGCATGTTGCTGGAGGATCACGAAATGGAGATTCATTTGGTCTTGCTGTCATTGTGACACGAGAGGATATTGAGGATGCGTTGAAGATAAAGGTTGAAGGAGATTGTGATGCAGATTTTTCTGCTGAAGGACCCGAAATATTGACTGAAGCACCCAACTTGAGAAAAGTTGTTGAAGTGCCTATGGATGAAATTATCCATGTTAATAGGGTCTCGAAGATAAGAAAGTCTGCGATTTCAGAATTCTTACCATGGAAGCCGTTGAAAAACAAACCAATTATGAGTCGTTCTGACCCACGAGCTAATGGAATAGATCCAATGGTGAAAGCCTTGAATATTGCATTGGAAGTGAATCATGATACGACAACTATTGATGAGGAATTACTCAAGTCGTGTGCTGAAGCTACACTTGAGAATTACAAGAAGAAATTGGTATGGCCTTTAGGAAAAAGACGTTTGACTTTTGAAGAGGCTTTACAGGGAGTACCTGGCAAATTATGTTCTATGAAAATTAGAACTTCTGCTGGATACCCCTTGTGTAAGGTTGCTTCAAAACCAGGAAAACGGCAATTCTTTGAATTTGGACCAAATGGTGAACTATGGTATGAGCCTAGTTTTCGATTGATGTGCGAGGAGTACGTTGAGAAAATGGAGAATGAAGGAATCGATGAACGCCGATTTATTGCATATTTGAAAGATGAACTTGTTTCTGATTCAAAGATTGCAAAAGTTAAGACCAGAATTATTTACGCTGGAGATTTGATCTCTAATGTTGCATATAGAATGGTTTTTGGCTCATTATTGGCAGCGTTTAACGCTTCCTTCGAGAACACACCCTGTGCTGTTGGAATGAATCAGTATTCCCATGACATGCATATGATTTATGACTATTTGTCTGAAGTGGGTAACAAAAATTTTGTTGCTGGCGATATAGATGAATGGGATAAACATCAAATGCGACCTGTCTTGAAATGGGGGTACTGGGTTTGGGAACAGCTCGGGAAGGAACTGACTACGGAAATTGGATTGAAGAGTTTTTATAACCAACAAAATTTTTCACCTGCACAGTTTTCTGATAGATTGATTTA